GGACATCGATATGCTGAAGGCTGAGATTGAAGATCTCAATCTTGAAAACTTCGACATCTCCCTGCTGGGCTTTGATGACAAGTTCCTTGATGGGCTTCTGGAGCCTGAACCGGCTGATGGCCTGACCGACGAAGATGCAGTTCCTGATGTGCCTGAGCAGCCAAAGACTGTTCTTGGTGACGTTTGGGTGCTGGGAAATCATCGATTGATGTGTGGTGATTGCAAATCTTTTAGTGACGTTGAAAAGGTTCTTAACGGAGAAAAAATCAATTTGGTTGTCACTTCTCCGCCATATGCTTCTCAACGAACATATGATGAGGAATCAAAATTCAAACCAATTACCCCAAATGATTATGTCGATTGGTATCGAGATGTCGCATCAAACATTTATGCTCACTTGGAAGAGGACGGATCTTACTTATGCAATATAAAACCAAACGCAGAAGGGCTTTCAAGAGAACTTTATGTGTTTGATCTAGTCCTAGCGCACGTAAGAGAATGGGGTTGGAATTTTGCTGAAGAATTTTGCTGGGAAAGATCTGGAATTCCTCAGCAGGTAAGTCGCAGGTTCAAGAATCAGTTTGAGCCTATTTATCACTTTACAAAAGGTGAATGGAAGTTCCGGCCAGATGACGTTAAGCACAAGTCAAAGGCAGTTCCAAAGGCGCGAGGAAAAGGAGCTGGCAACACAAATGCTGCATTAAGGCAAGGTCACGTGTCTGCCGTAGATGGAAACATCATAGCGGAAGGAATGGCTTATCCTGGAAATAGACTTCCAACATTTCAATCTGAAGCCCTTGGCCATCCTGCAGCTTATCCTGTGGGACTGCCAGAATTCTTTCTGAAAGCATATACTGATGCAGGAGATGTGGTTTTTGATCCATTTATGGGAAGCGGATCGACTCTTATTGCAGCAGAAAAAAATGGCCGCAAAGCGATTGGGACAGAAATAAGCCCAGTTTATACTGATCTTATCATCAAACGCTGGCAAGAGTTCACTGGTCAGAAAGCAATTCATGCAGAGACGGGAGAACCTTTCGATGCAATTTGATTATGCTCATGATGGCGGAAGATGTCCGATTAATGGAAACGAAATTGTTATGGTTGAATTTCGAAACGGAATGACATCGAATGAACCAATCGCAGCGTCGAAGTGGCGTTGGGCGATATGCGCTGAAGGAGAACATGATTTTGACATCATCTCCTATTCCATAACTGGAAAGCCGAAAAATGATGGTGGAACGTGGACTGCCGTTAGTGGAGGATATGCGTAATGCCTCACGTTAATCTCACCGCAAAGCAGGAAGCGTTCTGCCAAGGTATCGCTGATGGTCTGGGGCAAGCTGAATCATATCGTGCGGCTTATGGTTGCGCTGACTGGAAGGACAACGTGATTTATTCCAAGGCTTCCGTTCTGATGAAGAATGGCAAGGTCATGGAAAGAATCCGTGAGTTGCGCTCATCCGTTGAAGAGAAGCAGCTCTGGTCCCGTGAGATGTCCGTCAAGGCTTTGGTCCAGGCTTATCGTGAAGGAAGTGGATCGGTGAAGGTCGCAGCAGTCAAAGAGCTGAACGCGATGCACGGATATAACGAGCCTGCGAAGCTGAACATCAGCGGAAACTTAGTCAATCGCATCCAGCGCCAGGTGATCGATGACGCAGACGCTAACGATTAAGACACCTCGCTGGTTCAAGCCGTTCCTCGTTCCCAGCCGCTATAAGGGCGCGCACGGTGGGCGTGGATCTGGAAAGTCGCACGCCTTTGCTGAGGCAATGATTGAGGCGCACGTGATCGATCAGAAGCACCGATCAGTCTGCGTGCGTGAGATCCAGAAGTCATTGGCGCAGTCGGTCAAGCGCCTGCTCGAACTCAAGATCGAGCAGCTTGGCGTGCAGTCCTATTTCGAGGTGCAGGAAAGCCAGATCAAATCTCGGCATGGCGATGGCCTGATCATCTTCCAAGGGATGCAGAACCACACAAGCGATTCCATCAAGTCGCTCGAAGGATATGACTGCGCCTGGGTGGAAGAGGCGCAGAGCCTTTCGCAACGCAGCCTCGATCTGCTCCGTCCGACAATCCGCAAGCCTGACTCAGAGCTTTGGTTCACGTGGAACCCGCTCAACAACAATGATCCGGTCGATTCACTGCTGCGCGGAGATAGCATTCCGCCAAACTCGATCGTGCGAGAGGTCAACTTCCAAGACAACCCTTGGTTCCCTGATGTTCTCAAGGCCGAGATGGAATATGATCGAGGACGCGATCCCGACAAATATAAGCACGTCTGGCTTGGCGGTTACGTTGCGAACAGCGAGGCACGCGTCTTCCGCAACTGGAAGATCGAAGAGTTCGAGACGCCATCCGATGCCACGCATCGCTTTGGCGCTGACTGGGGCTTTGCTTCAGATCCAACCGTCCTGATCCGTTGCCATGTCATTGGCCGGACGATCTATGTCGACCACGAAGCCTATCGCGTGGGCTGTGAAATCATGGACACGCCTGATCTATTCCTTACCGTGCCGGAGTCCGAGAAGTGGCCGATCGTGGCTGACAGCGCCAGGCCGGAGACGATTAGCCATATGCAGCGGCATGGCTTTCCGAAGATCATGCCAGCGATAAAAGGACCGAAGTCTGTCGAGGAAGGCATCGAATGGCTCAAGTCTCACGACATCGTTGTGCATCCAAGATGCCAGCATACGATCGATGAATTGACCTGCTACAGCTACAAGACTGATCCATTGACAGGACAAATCTTGCCAGTTCTTGCAGATCGTGATAACCACTTGATTGACGCATTGCGCTATGCGTGCGAGGCAAGTCGTCGTGCGGCCCCTAAAAAGGCAGTCGAGGTCAAACCTCTAGCAACGATGAATAGGTGGTAAATGGCTCGATTGAACAGAGAACAAAGACTCGGAAACGTGCACCAAGCTGCGCTAAACGAGTTCGACCGCTGTCAGTCGTCCATGCGCGATGAGCGCTTGCAATGCCTTCAGGATCGTCGGTTCTATTCTCTTGCTGGTGCACAGTGGGAAGGCCCGATCGGCGAGCAGTTCGAGAACAAGCCACGCTTCGAGGTGAACAAGATTCACATGAGCGTGATCCGCATCATCAACGAATATCGCAACAACCGCATCGCTGTTGATTTCGTCTCCAAGGATGGAACAAAGAACGAGCAGCTGGCGGAGACCTGCAACGGTCTTTATCGCGCCGACGAACAGGACAGCGTGGCCGATGAGGCTTTCGATAACGCTTTCGAGGAAGGCGTCGGCGGTGGCTTTGGTGCTTGGCGTCTCCGCACCGTCTATGAAGACGAAGAGGACGATGAGAACGAGCGCCAGCGCATTCGCTTTGAGCCAATCTATGACGCTGACTCGTCGGTGTTCTTTGACCTGGACGCGAAGAAGCAGGACAAGTCGGACGCAAAATACTGCTTCGTTCTCTATTCGGTGGCGCGTGAAGCCTACAAGGCTGAGTGGAACGACGATCCGACCACGTGGCCGAAAGAGATCCATCAATACGAATACGACTGGGACACGCCAGACGTTGTTTACGTGGCGGAATATTACCGCGTCGAGGAAGTGCGTGAGACGATCCGCATATTCCAGACACTCGATGGTGAAGAAGAGCGTTATACCCAGGCTGACTTTGACACGGACGAAACGCTCGAAGAAACGCTGGCCGCTGTCGGCACGATCGAGGTTCGCCAGAAGCGCACAAAGCGTCGTCGCGTTCACAAGTATATCATGAGCGGTGGCGGCATCCTTGAGGATGCTGGCTATATCGCTGGCAAGAACATCCCGATCGTTCCCTATTATGGCAAGCGTTGGTTCGTCGATAACATCGAGCGCTGCATGGGCCATGTTCGCTTGGCGAAAGATCCGCAGCGCCTGAAGAATATGCAGCTGTCGAAGCTCGGCGAGATCAGCGCGCTTTCGTCGGTCGAGAAGCCAATCCTGACACCGGAGCAAGTCTCTGGCCACCAAGTGATGTGGGCCGAAGACAACATCCGCAACTATCCGTATCTTCTGGTCAACCCGATCACTGGTCCGAATGGTGAGATGCAGGCGGCTGGTCCTGTTGCTTACACGAAGTCGTCTGACATTCCGCCTGCGATGGCTGCGCTCTTGCAGTTGACCGAGCAGGATATGGCCGAGATCCTTGGCAACAATCAGCAGGCCGACAAGATGGTCAGCAACATCAGCGGCAAGGCTGTTGAGCTGATCCAGACGCGCCTTGATATGCAGTCGTTCATCTACATGACCAACATGGCCAAGGCTATGCGTCGTTGCGGTGAGATCTGGCTGTCGATGGCCAAGGACATCTATGTCGAAGAAGGCCGCAAGATGAAGTCCATCGACCAGATGGATCAAGTCGCAGCTGTTGAGTTGATGAAGCCGACGATCGATGTTGAATCTGGCGAAGTCGTTTACGAGAACGATCTGAGCAAGGCCACCTTCGACGTGGCGGTTGACGTTGGGCCTTCCTTCACCAGCCGACGCGAAGCAACCGTGCGCGCTCTTACTGGTATGATGCAGGTTACGAGCGATCCTGAAACGCAAATGATCCTTCAGTCGATGGCGATCATGAACATGGATGGCGAAGGCATTGGCGACATCAAGGACTTCTTCCGCAAGAAGCTGGTTCAGCTTGGCGTCGTCAAGCCGACCGAAGAAGAACAGATGGCCATGATGGAAGCCATGATGGCTGGCCAGCAACCAGATCCGCAGTCCATGTATCTCATGGCGGCAGCGCAGGAAGCTCAGGCCAAGGCAGTTCAGGCACAGGCTAACACCGAATACAGCCTGGCGCGTGCAGAAGAAACAAAAGCCAAGACGATGGAGACGCTCTCAAACATCGACATCGACCAGCGCAAGTCCGCTGTCGAAACGGCTGAAAAGATTGGGCAAGCAGTTGCTCAAGCGAATGTGGTTCCACCCACCACGCAATTTGGGTGAGTTTGACGGGGTAATATATGAAAACGGCAGAACTGGAGAACGACGACACGCTCGATGCTATCGAGATCAACACCGAAGCAAATGACGCAGCCGATGATGAGAACAATGCCATCTCGGATGATGAAGGTGAAGGTGAGGATGATGTTGTCATTTCGATAGGTGAGGAATCGCCACCTCAAGAGGAAGAGCAGCGTGCGCCTGAGTGGGTGCGCGAGTTGCGTAAATCAAATCGGGAAAAAGAGCGGAAGATCCGCGAACTTGAAGCAAAGCTGAATGCTGCGCCGACTGAGAACAAGCCAGTCGCATTAGGCAAAAAGCCAACACTTGAAGATTGCGATTACGATTCCGACGAATATGAACGCAAGCTCGCTGGATGGTATGATCAGAAACGTGATTACGATGCAGCCGAAGCCGAAGCAGAAGCCCAGCGAGATGCTGAAGCCAAAGCATGGCAGGACAAGCTTGATTCCTATGCGAAGGCACGAGCCTCGCTAAAGGTGCGCGATTATGAAGATGCTGAGGCTGTTGCCTTGGACACCTTCAACGTCACGCAGCAGGGAATTGTTCTTCAAGGCTCTGACAATCCCGCGTTGATTATTTACGCACTCGGCAAGAACACGACCAAGGCCAAGGAACTCGCCTCAATCAATGATCCCGTGAAGTTTGCCTTTGCGGTCGCAAAACTGGAGACTCAGTTGAAAGTTACAAATCGCAAGGCAGCAGCATCGCCAGAACGCATCATCACCAGTGGTGGTGGACGCATCTCTGGCTCTGTGGACTCAACCCTCGATCGCTTGCGTGAAGAGGCTCTCAAGACCGGAGATATGTCGAAGGTCATGGCCTATAAGCGCAGCAAGAAATCTTAATCTTAAGGACTTTTTAAAATGGCAAATGCTTTTTCCAAGGAAGAAATTGTTGCTTTTGAGGACATCCTCGAAGGCTTCAACGACGCTCTGATTCTCTCGAAGAACGTCACCGTATACAACACCAGCGGCGTGACGATGGAACGCGCTCGTGACACCATCTGGCGTCCGCAGCCCTACATCGCCCAGTCATTCGACCGCATCATTGGCACCTCGATTGCCTCTGACGTTTCGAACATGACGCAGCTTTCCGTGCCTTCGACGCTCGGTTTCAACAAGTGCTCTGCTTGGCAGATGAACGCTTTGGAACTGCGTGACGCATTGCAGGAAGGTCGTCTCGGCGATTCCGCAAAGCAGAAGCTGGCTTCTGACATCAACCTGTCCGTCATGGATCTGGCTGCTGCTCAGGGAACGCTCGTTGTTCCGGTTGCAACCGCTCCTGGCACGTATGATGACGTTGCACTTTGCGACAGCATCATGAACGAGCAGGGCGTCATGGCTGGCGATCGCTACCTCGCTTTGTCGAGCCGCGATTACAACGGCATGGCTGGCAACTTGGCTGTGGCGACTCGTTCGTTCACCGGCAACAAGTCGGCTAACGCATACGAGCGTTCGTTCGTCGGTGAAGTCGCAAGCTTCCAGACCTACAAGCTCGACTATGCCAACCGTTGTGCTGCAAACTCGGCCAGCCGCACGATTGCCACTAACGGCGCTCAGGTTCGCTACGTTCCGCAAGCAACGACGACCAGCACTGGCGGCGTTCTCAACGTGGACAACCGCTATCAGACTGTTACCGTCTCCTCGACGACTGGCATCACTGCTGGCGACTCGTTCACGGTTGACGGTCTCGAAGCAGTCCACCACATCACCAAGCGTAGCACGGGCGAACTCAAGACGTTCCGCGTTATCTCGGTTGATAGCGGCACGACCATGACAATCTCTCCGCCGATGATTGGTGCTAACTCGTCACCTACGGATGCTGAATTGCAGTATAAGAACATCCAGGTTGTTTCGACCTCGGCGACTGCTCCGATCAACTTCCTCAACACGACCGCTTCGAACATCAACCCGTTCTGGCGCAAGGATTCGATCGAACTGCTCCCAGGTCGTTACGCTGTGCCGGATGGCGCTGGCGTTGACGTTCTGCGCGCTTCGACCGATCAGGGCATCGAATTGGTTATGACCAAGAAGTTCGATCCGCTGACGTTCCAGACGCTTTACACGCTGGACACGCTCTATGGCGTTGTGATGACGAACCCTGAAATGGCAGGCATCCTGCTGTTCAACCAGGCGTAAGTCTAAACAGGGGGTGGGAGAGGCTTCGGTCTCTCCCAACTTCCATTCTAGGAGTGAATCAGATGCCGCTTAAAAAAGGTTACAGCCGGACTAGCATCGGCAAGAATATCAAGATGGAAGAAAAAGCTGGTCGCCCTAAAAAGCAAGCCATCGCCATCGCTCTCAATGTCGCTCGTGATGCTGCCATGAAGGCTGGCAAGCCAAGCAAGGCACCGAAGCGCGCTGCTAAGAAGAAAATGAAATGATGAAGCCTGGTCTCTATGCCAACATTCACGCCAAGCGGAAACGTATCGAGGCGCAGAAGGCTGCTGGCAAGAAACCTGAGCGCATGAGGAAGGTTGGAGCCAAGGGCGCTCCGACTTCCTCTGCATTCGTCGCTGCTGCAAAGACAGCAAAGAAACCAAAGGCGAAAAAGAAATGACCGACTTCCCGACCATTATGTATCGCACGCCTGGACCGCATAAGAAACCGCGTGGCGGAACATACGCTTATCATGGTGCTGCTGATCAGGAAGAGTTTGACGCTCTGATCGCTAAGGGATGGTTCCCTTCCTATGAGGAAGCGGTTGCCGGAAAAGTTGGAAAAAAGATTGCTGCACCTGCGAAGGTTGAAGAGGCTCCGATTGACGAAGTGTCTGGCCCAACCCGTGAAGAACTTGAAACCAAGGCAAATGAACTTGGGGTCTCGTATGATGGTCGAACTTCTGATAAGAAGCTTGCAGAACGCATCGCAGAGGCTTTGGAGGCCTGATCATGGGATATACCAAGCGCCAGTTTGTAACAGCTGCATTCGAGGAAATCGGATTGGCAGACTATGTGTTCGATCTGTCGCCTGAGCAGTTGCAAGGCGCATTGCGGCGCTTGGATGCCATGATGATGGAATGGAACGCTCAAGGCATTCGCTTGGGCTATCCTGTCGCCAGCAGCCCACAGGACGCAGATCTTGATACACCGACCGAAACGCCTGACAGTGCATGGGAAGCGGTGATCACAAGCCTCGCAATCCGCATTGCGCCAGGTTACGGAAAGACCGTTTCGCCTGACACCAAGATGATGGCAAAGAACGCATTCAACACGCTCTTGCAGCGTGCGACGTTCCCGCTCGAGAAGCAGTTGCCTGAGACCATGCCGATCGGTCAGGGCAACAAGCCTTGGCGTTGGGATAATCCGTATGTCTATCCTCCAGCCGATCCTGTGGATGCTGGGCCGGATGGCCCTATTGAGTGGAGTTAAAGAAATGCCAACTATCAATCAGCTTCCGTTAATTACGCAGCTTTCAATGGGGGACAATCTTGTCCTCTGGGTTCCAAATCAGGGTGACAGTCGTCGCGCCTCTATCACGACTTTCGTCCAGTTCATTGAAGAGAACTTTGATGGCGTTGTGGCTCAGACAGTGCAGACCACGCCAACAACCTATGCTCAACTTCCTGATCCAGTTGGTATCGCTGGGACGCGAGCATTCATCACCGATGGAAGCACGGCCACCTTCAACGCAACTGTTGCTGGTGGTGGCTCAAACGCGGTTCCCGTGTTTAGTAATGGCACAAACTGGAAGGTCGGCTAATGGCTTATATTGATCCCTTTTCCCCTAATTATGGCTCGAACATCGTTGCAACACCTGCTGGAACCTCAGCAGCGGTGACGATTCCGGCAGGAGACAATTGCGTTCGCTTGGTAAACACCGGAGCGAATGTCTGCTATGTTCGCATCGGTCAAAGTGCAGCGACTGCGACAACTGCTGATTTGCCTGTGCGTGCTGGCAGCGAAGTCATCATTCGCAAGCCTCTCGGCTATAGCAAGCTGGCGCACATCTCCGCTTCTGGCACAACGCTGAACATTCAGACGGGCAATGGCGGCGTCTAAGGACTCTCGCCTAGCTCGTGCTGGTGTGGCTGGCTTTAACAAGCCAAAGCGCACTCCAGGACATCCGAAGAAGTCGCACATCGTCGTCGCCAAAGAAGGCGATAAGATCAAGACGATCCGCTTCGGAGAGCAAGGCGCGAACACTGCTGGCAAGCCAAAGGCTGGCGAGTCTGAGGCGATGAAAAAGAAGCGTGCGTCATTTAAGGCGCGCCATGCTAAGAACATCGCCAAGGGCAAGATGAGCGCAGCTTATTGGGCGGACAAGGTGAAGTGGTAATATGGTCCAGATCTCGATCCTGAATGGCATCTACACGGACAATGGGCCGGACTTTCGCACGTCTTATCCAGTCAATATGATTCCAGTCCCAAAGGGAAATGGAATCAGCGAAGGCTTTCTGCGTCCTGCTGATGGCGTTGTCAGTAACGGAACTGGCCCAGGCATTGATCGTGGCGGTATCAACTGGAATGGCGTCTGCTATCGCGTGATGGGTTCTAAACTTGTCAGCGTCTCCGCCACTGGCACAGTTACGATCCTCGGCGATGTTGGTGACGATGGCCAGCTTGTGACGATGGATTACAGCTTCGATCGGCTGGCAATCGCTTCAAGCGGGCATCTATTCTACTGGTCTCCCAGCCTTGGCCTCGTTCAAGTTACAGATGCTGACATTGGTGTGGTCATCGATGTTGTCTGGGTGGATGGTTATTTCATGACAACGGATGGCGAGTTTCTCATCGTCACCGAATTGCTTGATCCGACTCAGGTCAATCCTCTGAAATATGGATCATCGGAAGTCGATCCAGATCCAGTGATTGCTCTGCTCAAACTTCGCAACGAGATTTATGCGCTGAACCGGAACACCATCGAAGTGTTCGACAACGTTGGCGCTGAGCTATTCCCGTTCCAGCGCATCGATGGAGCGCAAATTCAAAAGGGATGCGTTGGCACGTTTGCGTGCTGCGTGTTTGTTGAGACCGTTGCTTTTGTTGGCAGCGGAAAGAATGAATCGCCTGGCATCTACATGGGAACAAATGCCACTGCGAATAAGATCAGCACGCAAGAAATCGACCAGATCCTTCTGCAATATACAGAGGAAGAACTGGCCTTGGTTAAACTTGAGGCGCGCAACGATAAGGCGCACCAGCACCTCTATGTCCACCTTCCAGATCGGACCATCGTCTTCGATGCCTCTGCATCGCAGGAAATGAATCAGCCAGTCTGGTTCACGCTGACCAGCAGCATTGAAGGCTTCTCAAAGTATCGCGCTCAGAACCTTGTCTGGTGCTATGACAAATGGCTCGTCGGAGATCCGACAGACAACAGCATCGGATATTTCGTCGATAACATTTCGACGCAATGGGGGCAGACCGTGCGCTGGGAGTTTGGCACGACGATCGTCTATAATGAAGGACGCGGCGCAATCTTCTCAGAGCTTGAGCTTGTCGGATTAACTGGTCGCGTTCCGCTTGGCGCTGATCCTTATATCAGCACGAGCTATTCCATTGATGGTGAAACGTGGAGCCAGCCAAAATCAATCAAGGCTGGCAAGATCGGACAGCGCCAGAAGCGTCTTGTCTGGTTCCAGCAGGGATGGATGCGTAACTGGAGGATGCAACGCTTTCAGGGAACATCTGACGCGCATATCGCTTGCGCTCGTCTTGAAGCGCGAATTGAGGCTCTTGCGTTCTAATGGCCAGACAAAAACTCAGTTTAACTCGTGACCAGCTTGCGTCGTTCCTTAGCGATTTCGAGCAGATCAAGCAGTTTGAGCTATTGTTCTCAACGGTTGACACGATCGACACGTTGACGCTCGACGAGATAAATGTCTCTGCTGGAACCGCTAACGCAGCAGCTAACAATGCTCTTGCTCAAATCAGCGCTCTGACTGACCAGACCGCACTTCTTTCATTGGCTCCGCCTGACCTTGGAGGCACTGTCACAAGCGTTGGCTTGTCAGGTGGAACGACTGGTATCACAATCACTGGTCCGAATCCTATAACGACCAGCGGCACGTTTACGCTTGGCGGACTTCTTGGGATTGCCAATGGCGGAACGAATAGCACGGCAACACCAACTGCTGGTGGAATCGCTTATGGAACTGGCACGGCCTATGCCTTTAGCACGGCTGGATCAGCAGGGCAGTTTCTGACATCAAACGGGACAAGCGCACCAACTTGGTCAACTGGCGCGTCATCGTTTGGCACTGCGGCCTATTGGGGCAGCTTCTGGGATACAACCGATCAAACAGCTGCTTCAACTAACACGCCTTACGCCATAACCTTCAATTCGTATGACGCATCGAACAATGGAACGAGCGTTGTCTCTGGAAGTCGAGTTACATTCGCTCACGCTGGAATCTACAGCCTGACGTTCTCGATTCAATTCATGAACACGTCTAGCCAGATCCATGATGTGAACGTCTGGCTTCGTAAGAACGACAGCGGCAGCACTGGCGATATTCCTGATACAGACACAAAGCTGAGCGTCACTGAAAAGCATGGCGGAACAAACGGCTATAGCCTTATGACCGTCAATTTTGTGATTCCTCTTGCAGCTGGTGATTACATCGAATTGATGTGGATGACGACTGACACGTCTGTCTCTATCGTATCAGATCCGTCTAGCGTCAGCCCTCCCCATCCAGGCATTCCAGGTGTTGTTTTTACGGCTGTCAGCGCACCGCAGATCGGCTTGGGTTATGCTGGTGTAACTTCGACGACATCGATGACGATTGGCACTGGATCAAAGACCTTCACGACCAATGTCAGCAGCGCAGACACGGCATTCATCGTCGGCAATCGCGTCCGCCTGATCTATGACGCCACCAATTACATGGAAGGCACGATCACAGCATTCAGCGGCACCAGTATGACAGTCAATGTCGATACGACTGCCGGATCTGGGACATATGCAACCTGGAGCGTTGGTCTCACAGGTGTCGTCAATACGGGTGTCACGTCCTTTAGTGGTGGCAGCACTGGCCTTACGCCTGCAACGGCAACTTCCGGTGCTGTGACGTTGGCAGGGACGCTTGGCGTTGGTTATGGCGGCACAGGCCAGACATCCTACACAAATGGCCAGCTTCTGATTGGTAACAGCACAGGCAACACGCTTACCAAGGCAACGCTGACCGCAGGCACGAATGTCAGCATCACCAATGGCGCAGGATCAATCACGATCAATGCGACTGATCAGTATGTCGGGACCGTCACAAGTGTCAGCGGAACGGGAACCGTCAACGGCATCACGCTTACTGGCACTGTCACTTCCAGCGGCTCTTTGACGCTCGGTGGAACGCTGTCTGGCGTTAGTCTCACAACGCAAGTTTCTGGCACGCTTCCGATCGCAAATGGAGGAACTAACGCCACCACTGCATCTGCTGCTAGAACAAACCTTGGCGCGACAACAGTCGGCGGAAACTTCTTCACGCTGACCAATCCGAGTGCGATTACGTTCCCGCGCATCAACGCGGACAACACGGTCTCGACTCTCGACGCAGCAACATTCCGCACTGCTATCGGAGCAGGAACAGGAAATGGAACTGTCACGAGCGTTAGTGGCACAGGCACTGTCAATGGAATCACGCTGACAGGAACCGTGACAAGCAGCGGATCTCTAACACTTGGCGGAACCTTGTCCGGTGTAAGCCTTACAAGCCAGGTGTCTGGCACGCTGCCGATCGCCAATGGTGGGACGGGTTCGACATCGACGACATATTGCAACTTGACCACAAACGTCACTGGCACGCTTCCTGTTGGAAATGGCGGCACTGGCGCGACCACGTTCACGGCAAATGCGTTGCTTAAAGGCAACACAACAAGCGCTGTCTCTGCATCGAACGTATCTGATAACGGCTCAACAGTCAGCATCGGATCTGGCATTGGCTTCTCAATCGCTCGGACCACTGTCACGTCTCCAGCCGCTGCGGACGGAAACGTGTTCTCTGGAACCTATACGCCAACATCGTTCAACACGACGAACATCGCGGCCAGCACTCCGCAATCGGCGCAGTATCTCCGTGTCGGCAATACGGTTACGGTCTCCGGCCAGATCGACATTGATCCGACAGCAACAGGCTTTGCAATCCTTGGCCTGTCGCTTCCGATTGCCAGTGCAATCACATCAGCTGTTCAATTATCTGGCGTATTCAACTGCCCAGATGCTGCTGGTGGCGGCGTTTATGGCGATGCGACAAATGATCGCGCCACGTTCCAGTTCACGGCATCATCTGCTGCGAATTTAACATATTACTATACGTTCACATATCGTGTATTGTGATTTCAAATTGAAAGGTTGCTGAGATGGCAGTTGTTGTCAAAACCCTGATTCCGTCAAAGCAGGCGGAAAACGTTCTAACGGTGCAATACTCCGTGTCGACTGGACGCACCATCATTGATAAGTTCACCGCGACAAACACCAGCGGATCTAACGCTGGAATAAATGTCTATCTTACTCAATTCGGCGAGGCAGCTGGAGTCAGCAATCTCATCGTTGATACACGCGTGATCGTGCCTGATGAGACATACACCTTCCCAGAGTTGGTCGGCCAAGTTCTTGAGGCTGGTGCATCCATTCTAACAAACGCAAGCGCAGCTTCGGCATTGACCATTCGCGCATCTGGACGGGAGATTACATCGTGAAAAAGCCAATGATTATGATCGGTGGGTTTGGCGGAATTCGTGAAAGCGAACCGTTCATCACAACAGCTGAGAACAAGAAGAACACGCAGACCGTCATTGACGACTGGATGCTTGGCCCAGAAAAGCCCAGCAACGAGCGCGGTGCTAATCCTGAATATTGGAGTGCGCTTGGCAAGGCTATGCAATGCGATGAGACGGAAGCTCGTCGTCGTCGCTGCTCGAACTGCGAGTATTACGACAACAGCACGTTGACGCAGGCCAAGATGGATAAAATCCCTTGGAACGCATGGGACGTTGATGCTGGTTTCCGTGGCTATTGCCACAAGTTCGAGTTCATCTGCCATGATCTTCGTGCCTGCCAGGCATGGGAAGAACGCGAGTTTGAATTCGAAGATTGATTGTGATAGAGTGTAGCCACCGAGCGTCATTGAGCAGCCGGTGGCTCACCTTAAAGGGGTTTGAATGACGCAGGACGGATCACCAAAGTATTGGCTCAGACGGAACTTCACCGAGGCACTTGGCCTTTCGGAAGAAGCATCCGACTGGCTTATCTCGCTTTGGGAGGTCGTTCAGTTGTTTGATGATGTTGCAGATGGCGCTGCTGTCGATCGTGAAGATCTTGATGCAGCCATATGGAACGCATTGATAGGACTTCCATCTAATGGATTCTATCAGCGCAACGCGCACGTTCTGATTCCGCTGATGGGCATTGCTGTTTTCAAATGGAAGGCATCGGACACCGTTGAACGTGATGGCGGTGCCTGTGCCACAAGTTTCGTCTGGCGTGCTGGATATTATGATCTTGTCTTGGCTGCGGTGCAGATCGAGCATGGCGTGCAGGTTGCAATGGATATTGGCCACGCTGTCTTGAAGCTATATGGCGAAAGCCTTGAGGAATATATGAAGGAAATGTCTCATGCCTGATCCAATCACCGCAGCGGTTGTCGGTGTTTCTAGCGTAGCGAGTGGCGCGATGGGTGCAAGCGCAGCCAAGAAGGCTGGTGCCGCACAAGAACGTGCCGCGATGATGGGCGTGGAAGAACAGCGTGCCGCTCGTGAAGAGCTTCGTGCATTGCTTAATCCGTATGTTTCGGCAGGAACTCCAGCATTGCAGGCTCAGATGGCTGCACTTGGCTTGTCAGGCCCAGAGGCGCAGGCTGAATATGTTGCTGGGCAAGAGCAAAGCCCAATCTTTCAGGCTTTGGCACGCCAAGGCGAAGAGGCTCTTCTGCAAAAGGCTTCTGCCACTGGCGGATTGCGTGGTGGCAACATTCAAGGAGCATTGGCTCAGTTTCGTCCGCAGCTTCTCAATCAGTTCCTCGAACAGCAATATGGTCGCCTTGGTGGCATGACCACGCTCGGACAGCAATCTGCGGCTGGCGTTGGATCGGCTGGAATGCAAACGGCTGGTGCAATTGGAGAATTGTTTGGACAGGCTGGTCAGGCACAAGCTGGAGCGAAACTTGGCGCTGCAAAATCGTGGGGCAACGTCCTAAATCTTCCTGCTCAGTTTGCAGGAATGGCCTATGGAGCTGGCAAGCCTGGCTTCGGAAAAATGTTCTGAGGTGATTTATGGCACAGCCGTTTGATTATAGCTTGAAGATTCCATCGCCTGGAGAGTCCTTCCTCTCTGGGATTCAAATCGGTCAGCGCCAGCAGCAGGTCGAAGCCGATCGCGCACGCGCTCAGGCTGAAACCGATAAGCAGGCGCGCCTTGCAGGGTTTGGAACGGAAGTTTCCAACTGGGTGAAGAACCCAACTCCAGATGGCTATAAGCAGTTGTTGGCTAAATATCCTGAATTTCAGCAGGAAATAAATGCAGTCCAAAAAGGCGCAAGTGCTGCCGAGCGTCCTGTCATCCGCACATTGGCTGGCGAAGCTCTTATGGCGCACCGCAACAAAAAGCCTGAAATGGTGGTCGAATTGATTGATCAGCGCATTGCAGCTTCCGCTGATAATCCTCAGCTTGTCCAGAAATTTCAGGACATGAAGAAGGTTTATCAGCAGTATTCGGATAATCCGAAGCTGCAAGAGTCGCTGATTGTCACGGCATTGGCGCAGGACGAAGAAGGCTCTCGGATTTACGAGAAGGCTTTCAAGGAAACTGAGCCTTATGTCACCGTTCCTGGCGTTGGCATTGTTTTGAAGTCTGACATTAATCGCGCAGTTGATGCAGCTGAGAAGTCTGGATCTCCAGATGTGAACGTGAAACCGATCATCCCTGCTGATGCAGAGGTTGATTTGAAGGCTGGTCGTGTTACGCCTCAAGCGTTTGACAAGGTGTTTGGTGCTGGCAGTGCTGCCAAGGTTATGGGGACGGGAGGTCAGTCGGGTTCTCCGGCTGGTAACTTTCGTTAATGGCCGCGATGTGATTGGACAGCTTTTCCCTAATGCCACGATCACTTCTGGCTATCGTGGTCCAGAGCATTCGCTGTCAAAAAAGAATCCGAAATCCTATCATGCACTCAGTATTGGAGCGGTCGACATTGCACCGATTCCTGGGATGACATTTAACGAATATCTCACTAGCATCCGCAAGGCTGGCTATCGTATAGTCGAGGCACGGGATGAGGTGAAAAACCCATCAAAGTATGCTACTGGTCCACATTGGCACGTGGTGATTGGAAAATAATATGGCAACTCCTGACGACGAAGCATTCCTGAAGAAGTATGGCAACTATAAGCCTGCTTCTGCCAGCGTTCCTGTTACGACCATCAAACCAATCATTGGCGGTGAAACGCCTGAAGAGGCTGTTGCTCGTCGTGCTGAAGAGAAACGCAGAGTTCGCACTGGTGAAATTTCAGAAGTAACTGCTGCTCGTGCTGGCCGTGAAGAAGTTCGCACATCTGCAAATCAATTGCGCGATGAGTTTAATGGTCTTGAGACTGTTAAGGATTACAAAAAAGCTCTTCCAAATTATGCTGCCGCTTTGAAGACGCAGGACACCGGCACCGGCGATCTGGCCTTGGTTTACTATTTCGCCAAGACGATTGATCCTGGCAGTGCGGTTCAGCAAGGTGAAATGGATAACATCCAAACCACTGACGCACGCCTCCCAACTTTGGCGCAAAGAGCATTGCGTGAACTGCAAATGTCTAATGGAACGTTCACTAAAGAAGCTCGTGAAGGGCTTCGCAGAGAACTTCGTGGGATCGTTGATCAGCGCAAATCAGCTTATCTTGATGAGCGTGATCGCTATATGCAGATCGCCAAATCTCCTGAATATAATGTCAGCACGAATATCGTTGTTGGCGAAACGCCATTCGGTGAAAGATACAACGCTGAAATTGAATCTTACTGGAAGGACAGGGAACCTGCGCCTGCTCCTGGTGTCGCACCTGCACCAGCCGTTGCTCCAATCGAAGCTGGCAAGCCATTCCAGACGGAAGCGGATCTTGCTGCACAGCGCCAGTTGCAGGATGCTTGGAACGCTGGAAAATCCGTTGATGAGATCATTCAGCTGAATCAGCAGATCGGTCGCGGAGCGTTTGATCCTGATGCCATTAAGCTGATGCGCGATGCAAGAATGCAAGGTGCTCCAATTAACTTCTATGCGTCTCCAACTGGCCAGCCGACTGCCGCTGAAGGTGTTGTTGGTGAATTTCTCCAGACACCAGTTGGCGAGACTGTTGGCGGATATACGGTCGGCGCTGCAAACGCATTGCTTGCTGGCGGACTTGATGAGTTGGCTCCGATCCTTGGTCTTGATCCTGGCCGCGTTCAGGCTGCTAAAGAATATCTGCGGACTAAAGCTCCAGTCTCATCATTTGCTGGTGAAGTGACGGGTGGCGTCATTGGCGCTTTGCCAGCTATTAAGGGCGCTCAAGTTGGTCTTGCAGGCACTCGTTTCGCTGGTGCCGCACCATTGCTCGGTGAGATTGCTTATGGCGCTGGATATGGCGCTGGTGAGGCTCAGGAAGGTGAGCGTCTAACTGGTGCGCTGATCGGTGGCGGTGCCGCTGGCCTTGGCGGTGCGCTGGCCAATCGCTTCCTTCCAGGTGGTCCTGGCACGTTTACTGGCATGGCCCCTGAGGTTCCTGCTGGTGCCTTGATGCCTGAGATGCCTCCTGTTGCCGCTATGGCACCAGAAGCACCTCCTGTGGCCCCTATGGGTGCTGCTGCGCCTGAACCTACTCCAATGGCCGCTATGGCTCCTGAGCCTGCTGCACCAGCTCCTGGCGCTCCAGCCACGACAGAAGAAATGATCACGCTGGCCCAGAAGTCAGTCAGCCGCACACCTGGAGCATCAAAGGCACGCGCTCAGTTGGCTGAAATCGCCAAAACCAACCCAGAGGCAAAGGCTGCAGCCGACCGCCTTGGTGTTGAACTTCCAGTCGATGTCCTTAGCGACAACGCGCAGCTCAAGGAAGTCACTGGCCTGACGCGCTCTCAGATTGGATCTGAAGCAAAACAGGCTTGGAACGAGACTGTTTCGGCTGTTTCAGATCGCGCTCATCAGGCAATGGACGAACTGGATGCGGTCACCGATATATCGCAGGTCTCTGCTGATGTGTTTGATCGTCTGGACAAATCTCAGATGGGCCTTGGGCGTCAGGCAAGCGATCTTCGCCAAGAGGTAACGGATGCTGTCGATGTTCGTGGTCGCGTCGAAGCTGGAGGCGTTAAGGGCTGGCTCGAAGGCCGTATTGCGGATCTTGGCGGTGGCAAGGAAGGCATTGCCAACCTATCGCCAGAAGAAAAGCGCCTCTGGGGAATCGTCTCCAAAGGCCAGCCGACTTATGCGCTTATCAATGAACAGCGCGATCTGATCGGTCAGGCACTCGAAAAAGGCACTGGTCCTTGGTCGAACACCAACATGAAGCGCCTCAAGGACATTTATGGTGCTCTGGCTAACGATCAGATCAACTTCATCGAAGCAAGCGCAGGCAAGGAAATCGCTGACAAGCAGCGTGCCGCAAATACTCTGTTCAAGCAGATGTATGAAGGCCGCGAACAGATGGAGCGGATCTTCACCAAGAACCTCTCTGGAAGCCTTGCACCGTTGATGCAGCGCGCCATCACGCAAGGCACAAAGGGCAACGCTCAGACGCTCAATACTCTGGTCAAGATTATCCCAGAAGATATGCGCGGCAAGGTTCTGACTTCGGCGTTGTTTAAGGCTGCAAAGACAACCGATGACACGTTCAGCTTCACCAACTTCGCCAACATCTATCGTGATCTCCGTGCCAATGGCGCTATTTACAAGGAGTTCGCAAAGGCTGTCGGTCCAGAAGGCGATAAGTTGCTGACCGATCTTTATGCGATCTCACGTCGCTTGAGCGATGCTGACAAGGCTATCTCACGCACTGGAGCATCAACCCAGCTGCAGCTTCTCAACTCTGAGCGCCTTCTGAGTCGCATCTTGATGGCAAGCGGTGGCGCAGCTGGTGCTGGTCTGATCGGCAGTATGCTTGGCGGTCCTGGTGCTGCAATCGTTGGTGCTGGCCTTGCAGCTGCTGCGCCTGAGATTGCACAGCGCGTTGGAAAGACCAATGCTCAGAAATTGCACAACCTCATGAGCAGTGCCGAGTTTCGTGAATTGGCGACAAGTGCTGCAACTGGTGATGCGCTCGATCGCAACATTAACCGCGTTGCTGGGAGTGGCGCTTTCCGCGATTTCGCCAAGGCCGCAGGCATTGAACTCAAACAAGGTCGCAACTGGCTGCGCTCTGCCATTACGGCTGGCGCTGTTGGCGAAGCAGGTCCAGAAGCAGGTCCACCGGAAGGTGCTATTATAGTGAGGCCGCAATGACCTTCTCACGCATCGCAATTTCAGCAATAATCATGGCACAGGAGTTTAACTGATGGCCGCGCTTTCTATCCAGGTTCCGTATCCTGTTTTCTATGATCGTGATGGCCAGCCGCTCGATAATGGAAACATCTATATCGGCGATGCCAATCTCGATCCGGTAACGAATCCATTGCAGGTCTATTATGATGAGGCATTGACGCTGACTGCCAGCCAGCCGCTCAAGACGACCAATGGATACATCTATCGCAACGGCACTCCAACTCAGCTTTATGTTGATGCGACCGACTTCTCAATCTTGGTGAATGATAGCAAGAACCTTCTTGTTTACAGCTTCCCCCAGGCAACAGGCTTTGGCGTTGGAGCTTCTGGAATCAGCTTTGTTCCTTATGCGAACATCACAGCCACCAATGTTCAGGATGCGATCGAGGAAGAAATCGACGATCTGGCAGCAGCATCTGGATCATCTTTGATTGGCTTTTCCCAGCCTGGCGGAACCGCTGTTCTTCGCACCGCTCAGGCTCGTTTCCGTGACACTGTTTCGGTCAAGGATTTCGGTGCGACTGGCGATGGCACAACGGATGACACGACCACCATGCAGGCTGCGATTGATTATGCGATCGCCAATGGACGTGATCTGTTCATTCCTGATGGGACGTATATCGTCAATCAGCTTGTTTTTAACTCGA